TCTGACGAAGGGCTCGAACTTATCAAGCATTTTGAGGGTTGCCCAACAGATGACGAGGGCAACGCTGTGGCTTATCAAGATGCAGTAGATGTGTGGACGATAGGTTACGGTCACACCAAAGATGTTCAAGAAGGCGACAAGTGGACTAAAGAAAAAGCAGAGTTTATGTTGTGGCGTGAACTCGAAGATGAGTATGAAGAGTATATCAATAATTATGTGCATGTGCCTTTAAATCAAAATCAATTTGATGCGCTATGTTCTTGGGTATATAACCTTGGACCAGCCAACCTAAAAAGATCAACACTTTTAAGAAAACTAAATAATGGTGAATATGAAGAAACACCAAACCAAATAAAAAGATGGAATAAAGCCGGGGGCAAAGTTTTAGAAGGTCTAGTACGGAGAAGAGAGGCAGAAGCTTTACTCTTTGAAGGTAAAGACTGGCGACATATATAGGAGATATTATGTCTGTAAGATCCGAAAGGATCGCTCTTGCAGGTGAATACTTAGCGGCATCATACTTGTTAAGGTTTTGCGACTCTGTTATTCAAACACCGCCTGGCCATAAAGCTGATTTAATTCTAGATCACAACAATAATCTTTATAGAATTCAAGTTAAAACAACAAACACCATATATAAACGCAATGATAAGGACTACTATCGTTGGGAGATACGCACAAGCAAAAGAACTGTTAATAACATTCGTGAAAATAAAGTGGTAAGATATGGAAATGGCGAAGTTGACATATTTTGTTTTGTTGCTTTACCAATTAACAAAATATTTTTTGGTGCCTACGATGAAACCAATTCAACAGAAGTATCAAAAACTATTACTAGTTTAAATAAAATAAATTCAGAGGATTCTTTGATAGAGACTTTATTAAAGATAAATAAAACTCCAAAGCTAAATCCCTTATAAGTATTTAATATTATGCCATTAACAAAATTTACATTTCAGCCCGGCATCAACAAAGAGATGACTGACCTTATGGATAAAGGCGGTTGGTCTGATGGCAATCTAGTTAGATTTAGAAAAGGATTGCCTGAAAAAATTGGCGGCTGGGTTAAAAACACTAGCAATACATTTCTAGGTGCTTGTCGAGCATTATTAGCTTGGGTATCTTTGGCTTCAACAAAGTATTTGGGTTTGGGTACAAACTTAAAATATTATGTTAAAGAGGGAGACAACTTTTATGACATCACCCCTATAAGATCTACAACTGGCGCTGGCGATGTCACTTTTTCTGCATCAAATGGTGATGCAACTATAACTGTATCTGATACTGGACACGGAGCTGTAGCTAATGATTTTGTTACTTTTAGTGGCGCTGTTTCTTTAGGTGGCAACATAACCGCCACTGTTCTTAATCAAGAATACCAAATAGCAACCATAGTAAATGCTAACAGTTATACAGTTGAAGCTAAAGATACTAGCGGTGCTACAGTAACTGCTAACTCTTCAGACACAGGTAACGGTGGTAGTTCTGTGGTAGGCGCTTATCAAATTAACACCGGCTTAAATGTATATGTCCCAGCAACAGGATGGGGCGTGGGCACATGGGGTGCTGGCACATGGGGATCAGCCGCAGCATTAGGTTTTTCAAATCAGCTAAGACTTTGGTCGCATGATGCATTTGGTGAAGATTTAATTATTAATCCAAGAGCAGGCGGTATTTTCTTTTGGGATACATCTGGGGGCACTAGCTCTAGAGCTGTAAATATAACTAGTTTAAGTGGTGCTAATCTAGCTCCTACTGTTGGGTTGCAAACTATTGTTAGTGATATAGATAGGCATGTAATAGTTTTAGGTGCTGACCCAATAGTTGGTAGTTCAAGAAGTGGATCATCTGATCCTTTGCTAATAGCATTTAGTGATCAAGAAAGCGCTACGGAATGGGAGCCAACTGCTACAAATACAGCAGGGGACATAAGACTTTCATCTGGTTCTCAGATTGTTGGCGGCCTTAGAGCAAGACAAGAAATATTAATTTGGACAGATACATCTTTATATTCAATGCAGTTTGTAGGTGCTCCGTTTACTTTTGGAGTAAATCTAATAAATGAAAATGTAGGATTAATATCACCTAACGGAGCTGTCAATGCTCCAGATGGAGTTTACTGGATGGCTAGAGATGGCTTTTATAAATACACTGGGTCAGTTCAAAGAGTCCCTTGCAGTGTTCTTAACTATGTATTAGATGATTTAAATACAACACAATCATTTAAAGTATTTGCTTTTAGTAACAAAGAATTTAATGAGATAGGATGGTTCTACTGTTCTGGTAGTAGCGACAATGTTGATAGATATGTAACATATAACTATCTAGAGGGAGTTTGGAGCATAGGAGAATTAGCGAGAACAGCTTGGTTAGATGAAGGAATATTTGACAATCCATTGGCCACTGAAGGCTTATCAAACGATAGTGTTTTATACGATCACGAAAGTGGATCTGATGCAGACGGTTCTCCGATGGATAATGTGTTTATTGAATCCGGTGATATCGATATTGATCAAGGTGAACAATTTGGTTTTATCAGCAGAATTATTCCGGATGTAAAATTCTTTGGTTCTACTCCAACCACAGGACAAGTTAACTTTGTTGTAAAAACTAGAAACTATCCCGGAGAGAGTTTAAGCACAGCATCTACTGCTGATGTTACAAGCTCTACTCAACAAAGCTTTATAAGAGCACGAGGACGTCAAATGGTATTTAGATTGCAATCAGATGATGACGCGGCTACTGGAGTTAGAACAGGATTTAAATGGAGATTAGGAGCGAATAGATTCGATATTCGCACAGACGGTAGAAGATAGATGGGAAAACTCCTTGAAACCAGGCTACCATTAGCATTTACTGAAGTTGATGCAAGCACATTCAATAGATTAGTTAGAATACTAGAAATCAACTTAGGTAAGTTTGATCCTAATTCAACACCTCAATTTACCGGCGAACAAATAAACACTCTATCTTTTGAAGCCGGAGATGTTATTTGGAATACCACCATTGATGTTTTACAGGTTTACACAGGTAACAAATGGATTCAACTTCATGATCCTGTAAATCCTAGAGGCTTTGAAGCTACAGGAGAACTTGGTAAGATAGATATAGCCATAGCTGGCGATATAACAATAACAATATAATA